GTTCGACGCTGCTGATTGGCCAGAAGTCATCAAGTTGCCCAACGGTTGAAGCTGATTGGAGCGGTTGGTCTGATAACGGTTAAAAGCATTCTGGTACTCGCCTGACGCTGCGTTCTGCGCGTAGTCCTGCATCCCCTTCATGGTCTGGCCAGAGATCAGTCCACCTCTTGCGCCAGCGGCATGGCCCAACTGCTTCAACCCTTCGCTCAATCGGAACTGGTAGCCGGGGTCTTGCTGGTAGTCTTGCATGCTAAAGTCTTTGGCGTACTTGCCATACCCCGCTGCACTGGTGTCACCACCTAGCCCCAACATTTCCATTAGCCGATTCTGACCAGTCAGGCCAGCCTGACGGTATGGCTCTTGAAGAGCCATCTGCTGGTCGAACTGTTGCTTCTGAAGCGCGGCGGCGTTGTTGGCCGCATTAGCTTGAGTGCCCGCAGCCTTGTTGGCGCCGTAAGCGCCTATCACGCTGCTAGCAGCAATGGAACCTGCTACCCAAAAAGTCATGCTAGTACCTCCAGCGGTTTGATCTGATTGCCTATCGAATAGGTCGAACTAGGTGCGTCCTCAACCAGTTCTGCTTCCGCGTCTTCAACTGTGGTCGATTCTACGCGATGGAACGTCATGCACAGCGCGTCCGTTTCGGCGTAGACAGCGCGTTTCGTACCCGGCTTGCTGCACAGAAGATGCGGTCCAGTTACGAATTGCACCCCATCATCTGTTGTGATTGCCACCGTGCCGCCGGCAATCAGGTAGAAATGTTCCTTCTTGTGGACCTTGCCGACCACCAGCACGCCAGCATGTCGGAACACCTGGCGGCAGTACATGCCGCCATGAAACGTGTGGCTTGTGATCGGTTCGTACTGGGGTTGTTTTAGAAGCTCAACTTGAAGAGCCTCAACCTTTGCCCGCATGTCAAGTTCGACTAGCATTTCCATTTTTTAAGCGCCAGTGCCTTGCGGGTAGGCTCGCCCTTGGCGTCCTTCATCGGCCCCTGCACGCCGCCCATCCTGGCGCAGAACGAATCTTTGCGCGGGCCACCCTCGGGCTGCGGTGGCTTCAACCCAGGCTTGCCGGGGTTGGCCTTGTTGTACGAGGCGCGGCCCTTGGCGTTCAAGCCGCCTTCGGGGTTCTTGCCTTCCTTGCGCTGCCAGGCTGGGGTTTTCATCTTGTGCTATTAGTTGAGGATAATCCAATCGGCCGATGTCTGCTGATCCGCAGCCATGTACCATTTGCCCGTACCGGACAAATACGCACGCGCTCCAATAAACGATGGAGCGTACCCGACCCCGCCTGTGGTGACGTATGTGCGCCGCGCCGCTGCGTCTTGGATGTTTATCGGGAACTTTGGCCCGCGCACCAAGTTTACCCCGCCCACATAGAACACTTGGCCACTGACATACGCATCGGATGCATTTACCGTTGCCAGCCTGATGGCCCAGTTGCCCCCGGTAGAGATGCGGAACCTGAACCGCACCAGCGTCCATCCGTTGGTGGCGGCGGCGCGGCCTAAAAGCACTACGCTTACGCCCGTCTGAGTGACCCCATAGACATTTACGCCGCCAGCGGCAGACGCTGTGTAGATAGCCACGCAACCGCTAATCCACCCGTTTTCTTGCCAAGGTTGATTGGCGGGAACAATCTCAACCCCATTGTTGATCGTAGTGCCGTTGCTTGTTACTTGCACAGATACTTGCGCCGGGTTGCCGGGGTACACTGTAGCTGTGTTTCGAGCGGCAGTGGCTGCGCCTGGCGCTGTGAACCCAGCCGGGAAAGTGTTGGCGGGGTTTGTGCCGTTCCAAATGTCTACAAACGGATTGAAGAAAATTGGGTCTTGCGTGTATGCGCTATCGGAGTCTTCAATAGAGTTGTAAAGAGCGCCCGTCCAAGTCAAATTTGTCTGATCTTGAAATATCGGCATGTACGTCCCGCCGCCACTTGGTTCTAGCGGGTAAGTGCCTATCAACGGTGCGCCCTCATAAGTAGATGGCTCAGTCGTCTGGTTATGCGTTGTCGCCGTTCCAAACACATAGTGCCAATAGGTGCCCAAGAACACATCGTTGCTGGCAAAAGTGCAATTATTGCTGCTGCCTGCAAGCTCAATCGCAGCGTCTGGTGCGTAACCGATAGACAAAGTTACGGAACCTGAAGCTGTGGCATTGGCGGTCAATGTAGCGGTTGTGCCCACTAAAGGAAGCATGCGCGTGCTTGTTGGTATGCCCGTGGCTTGTACGCTACACCCCACATAAACACCCGTTGTAGTGCTCAACCCCGTTACGGTAGGACTACCTGTCGTAGTGGTGCCAGTAGCAGTTACCAATGCGGCGCCGCCAGTCTGGAACGTATTGCCGCGCAACGCGCATAGTATAGAGTCGTAAAGGTAGATTTGCGCGTTATACGAAGGTACAGTGCTGGCACCGTAAGGTGTTGCGGCGTAAAAAGGATGCTCGCATTGGTTGTTCTCAATGCGCATTTGTTCAGCCGAAATTGCAACTATGGCGCCGCCAGAAGTGGTGATGTTGTTGCTGCGAAACACAACTTGTCGAGCGCCCGCAAGACCTGTGTAAAGTATGCCTTGGCGCCCGCCAGCATGGTTGGCCGCTACCGTACCGCCGTCAGTGATCGTGTTCTCTTCGACGTTTATAGAGTCGCCAACTTTTATTAAATTGATGCCGTTGGTAACCCAGCAACGGCGAATACTACAGGTAAAGAACCCGTTGGCGTTGGCAACACTGTTGTCCAATACTAGGCCAAAAACGCCAAAGTCGCCAATGTAGACGCGCTCAATGACGAAGTTTGACATGTAACCGCCAGCAACAAGCCGGCACACAAACCCAGAAGTGCCGGTCCCAGCCGTCGTTGGCTCGACACCAAAGTCATGAAAGTGGCTGAACGTGTTGCCGTACCCGCTAGCCACAGTGACCACTATGGCTTCAGCAGCAGTAGACTGGATGGTGCTGGTTTTGGCGTCATCGCCAAACATGTGGATGCGTGCGGTGATGCTCAGAGTAGTTGAAGTTTTGTAAGTGCCTGCCGGGATGTACAACCCGTAACCAGAGGTTTGAGCGTAATTGATAGCCGCTTGGAACCCAGCCGTCACGTTAACCGCAGCGGTGTTCGCTTGAACATCTGCAATCTGCGCGGAGGTCAAGAAGTCGAACACACTGACCGATTGGCGCAACTTGACTTGCACTGTGGTGGCAACAGCACCAGTCCCGGCAGGCGTGTAGACAATGCTTGACGAATCGTAGTGGTCCCCGATGTTGTCTGCGGTCCAGATTTCAACGTCGTTGGCGTCGGTCAGTTTGAATTTGTACGCCGCCGCGCCCACCCAGACCGCTGCTTCACCTCGGCTATTGAGGATCACCGGATTGGTGTTAGCCGTCGCCCCACTGGCGTCGGTGTAAGTCGCCAGGGGTGTAGTAGTGCCCGCGAGATAGGTGTACAGCTTCCCGCCCACCAACGGAATGCCGCCAGCGGTGAAGAACTGCATGAACGGACTGGGGACGAGGTTTGCGCTCATGTTATACCTGTTGTACGGTCAGAATGACAGCGGGGCTTGCCGGATGAATCGGGGCTACAGCACTTGCCGGGTAGGTGTAGATGGATGATGCGCCGCTGTCCGTTGTCCAGTAAAGCTCAAAGTAGTCACTCGCCGCTGCGCTCAGAATGTAGTTCCAACCCATGATGATATGCCCGTTGATGGCACCATGCTTGTTGGGCACGCCAACTAGGCCCGCCGAGTCGGACACATCAGCGCCGTTCTTGCGCAACCAGACTGTTACGTCATCGATTTGCGCGGAGGTGTTGGCTAGCTGAAGACTGAACTGGAGATTGTAGATGCCCGCGTTGGTGATCACGACACGCGAAGTGGGCGTCCCGATAGCCACGCCGACCGACAGGTCGGTGGAGTTGATAGTGATGGCGGTGGCAGTGGCCGCAGCGGCAGTCTGGGTGGTGGTGTCGTGGAAGGCACCGTAGTTCTTGATCGTGGCGCTAGTCTGAGCTATCGTGATGGCTGATGGGCCGTTGGTGATGGTGATGCCCGTGCCCGCCGTCAGCGTGGCTTTGCCAAGCGTGTTGCCGGCGGTGTTGCCGATCAGTAGCTGACCGTTGGTGTAGGTGCTCTGCCCTGTGCCGCCATTGGCAACGTTGAGCAGGCCAGAGAGCGTAACAGCACCAGTGGTCGGAGCGGCTGGCGTCAGGCCGGTGATGCCGCCAGCCCAGGACAGAACACCCGTGTTGGCAAGCGTGATGCTGCCAGCAGCGTTGGTCACCCCAATGCCGGCGCCTGGCGTCAGTGTGTTGAGTGTGTACCCGACAGCATTGCCGATAAGCAGTTGACCATTCGTGGGAATAGTGGATAGGCCCGTGCCGCCGTTGACTGGCTGAAGGGTATTCTGATTCTGCCCGACAACGGTGTAAAGCCCGTTGAAGAACCGAAACCACTCCATCGATATCAGCCCGGTGCGATCATCGATAAGAGGCACGCGAGGTGCCGGGATTTGGGTAATGTCAAGCATCAGTTTAGAATGATCCAGTCGCCTGGCGCCGATTGATCAGCGGCCATGTACCACTTGCCGGTGCCTGCGATGAAAGCTCGGCAACCTTGGAAGGGCGGCGCGTAGGTGACGCTGGTGGCAACGTATGCTCGGCGGGCGGCACTGTCTGACAGGGTTTGCGGCGGGATGGCGCCGCGCACAATGTTGACGCCACCGACGTAGCACACCGCGCTGGAGACGGGCAGGCCGGTGGTTGTGTCAATGATGGAGATGAGCAACCCCCAGTTTGTCTGACCAGCGGTAATACTGAACGATGCTTGGACGGTGTTCCAGTTGCCGTCTGTGGCGGCATCGCCCAATGCCAACGTTGAGCCGTTAAAGTCTCTGTAGACGCGCATCACTAAGTTGGCAATGTTGGGCATGTACAGCCCGACCAACACGGACAACGTTTCAGTGTTGGGCCAAGGCTGATTGCTGGGGACAGCGCGTAGGCTATTTGCAAGCGTAGATGATGCTTGCGTGTATTTGATGCTGGTGGATGTAAGGTTGGCCGGCCAGATAGACAACTGCGTGGTGGGCGGCGTGACCTGTAGCCGCTCGGCGGTTCCCGACACCATCGTAAACTTGTCCGGTGGCCCGCTGGCGCCGTTGACGGTCCACAAGTCCACGTTATTGTTGACGAACACGCTGTCTAGGGTTGGCGACGAAGCGGGCAAAGCGGGGGTTGTCCAAGTCGGCGTGGCGTTGCCTGCCGACGTAAGAACTTGACCGCTTGTTCCGTACGCAGTGCCCGTAGCGCCAAAGCTGACGCCGCCTGCGCTGGTTATGCGCAACCGTTCAGTTGTTCCTGCGGCGACAATCACTGTGCTCGACAAGCCCGCAGTTCCAGCAATTGACCCGAGGATTGTGTTGCTGCTGCCTGTTGTTAGGGCGGTGCCAGAATCAGCACCAATGGCTACATTGCTACTGCCTACAGTGTTGTTTTGCAGCGCCGCCCGTCCAACAGCGGTGTTGCTGTTGCCCGTAGTGTTGTAAAACATAGCGCCAGCCCCAGCCGCCAAGTTGTATTCCCCAATGTTGTTGTAATTTAGCGCTGAGTTACCCAAAGCCGAGTTAGCAGTGCCGGTAGTGTTGCTTGTCAAAGCAGACTCGCCAACTGCCGTGCCAAACGATCCTGAAGTGTTTACGCCGAGGGCATTTTTTCCTAAAGCGGTGTTTGTAGCAATCGCCCCATTGCCCCTGCCCACTGTCATGTCTTGAAGCAACGCGCCGCCGGTAAGCCCAAGCGGATTGGTGAACAATTGCGTGACCGACACTTTTGATGTGGTGGTTCCCTGCACCGCCGGAAGTACTTCTGTGCCTGTAAGCGCAGTAGCTGCGGGGAGGTTTGAGATTTTGACGCCGGCCATATCAATCCTTATGCATTGGTGGGCGTGATGAACAATTCAGCACCCATGATAGCGATTTTCACCGGGTCAGTCCCCGAGACTTCGTACACCCGGTCGCGAAGCTTCTCGGTCATGCCAAGGCGCCGCCAGATTGTGCGGTAGCCGTACTGACCGATAGCGCCCATTGAGCGCCAGTGCTCGTTCGACCAAGTGTGGCCGCCGTCATCCGACCAGCGCAACATGGCTTGTGGGTCAGACCCTTGGACGCCGGGTATAGCAGACACCGCTACCAGTTCTACACCAGTCTCGGTCAGCAGTTCAAGCGCGGATTCTGTCAGCAGCAGTTGTTCAGCTTGCGCGCCGCCGTTCAGCCCGACACCAGACTCAGCGTCGAGTTGCAGCGAGTGGTGCGCTGTGCGTTTCAGGTTGTTCTGGCCGGTCGGCAACGCCCGCCATGACCGCAGCCATTTCTGAATTTCGCCGTTGTCGGCGTAGACATCCAAATCAAATGCGTAGATGTTGCCGTTCTCAAAGTCACCGACAATGATCGTGCCGCCGAAGTTGCATTGGCAGTTCGACCTGTGCCGGTACTGGTTCTCGTTGCCGCTGGCGCGTTCGTGCCAGGCTTGCACCGACACATCGTAGACCCAGGTCTTGCTGGCAGACGGGAAGTTCAGAACGTAGAAGGCGTGGCCTTCTTGCTGATAGGTGTAGGCTACCGCGTCAGAGATGTTGCCGTACTGGGCAATGGCGTACTCGATGGCGTGGGTCGAAACCCTGACGCCGCTGTAGCCGTTGTTCTTGTAGACGATGCCTTGCCCGCGAGCATCGGTGCCCAGCCAGAACAGCGCATTGTCGAGCTTGGCCACCGAGTAGGGGGCTACGCAGCCAATCTCGTTGAACGCGCCTTGGACGGGCGTCAACGGAAAGTTTGCCAGGCCGGCGTCATACCAGACTTCAACCGAATCAGTGCCAAACACCCATAGCTGGCGGTGGTCCGCGTTGACCGCCACCACACCGTCAGGCGAGCCATCGGCGCTGGCAAAATCCAGCGCGTTGAAGACCAGCGGGTAGATGTACGTCGCGGACACCGGATTGACCGTATCAACGCTCCAGATGCGCTGGCTGTTTGGTTCGTTGAAAACGAACAAATTGTTGATGTACGCGACAGTGACAGCGCCGGGGAAGTTAGGGTCCGTGATCTGGTTGAACTCGCCCGTTGGCTCAAAGTAGGTGTAGCTTGGACCGTTGCAAGCAAAGAAGATGACGGCGCCATTGTCCGCAATGGACACCGGGCCTGTGCCTGACACCGTGCCAAGCAACTGAGGCGTTGCGCTGGTGCCGGTGAGCTTGTAGACCTCGACGCCCGAGACAACGTAGAAGTCCGACCCGTTGGCCTGGTGCGCCCACAAGCCCCGAATAGGCCCAGTGCCGACTGTCTGAAGAAACTGCAATCCTGGGGCGCGGTTCAAGAACCCAGCTTCCTTGCCGCCATCAGGGATGGCTTCAGGGAACAGGTTGACGAGCCTGTTGTCCGCAGCGTTGATGCTGCGGGCAACGTACGAGCTACCCAAGATTGGAGTTTTCACTTAGTAATTGCGGGGTCAATAGTT